CCCGGCCTACGCCGCCCATCTAACCGTTAGATGCCTCCGCGCTGTGTCCCTTTGCATTCTTTGCCTGCGCCGCGCTCGCGCACATCTGCCTCACGCTCGCGCTCCTGCTCCCTCCCTCGCGCACGGACGCACTACTATGACGAAAGCCGCCTCGCGGCGGCTCGGTTCTCCTATAGTTGGCGACTTTGCACCAAGCCCCCACCGGGTACAGTGACCCAAAATTCTTGCCACACCGTCCCGTCCAACTCTGTCCACTGTAACATTTGTTTTACAGTGGTGCGTCCTGAACTTCAGCGAAGCCGTCCAAGCCGTCTAAACATAAGTCAAGGATATCGGCTGCAAACTCAGTCAAACCCATCAACCGGGCCTGAGTTAACATTTTGCATATCGTTTTATCCAATTCAGCGCGGGTTGTGCTTTGCACCTTGCCGCCCGTTTTTACTTTGCTGGTTGTTATGGATTTTTTGCTCCAAGGCAACGCAGGAATACCGCCCTTGTCTACCGCTTGGAAAGCCCTTGTCGTCCATGGTTCGGCATGATAAAACGCCCGCATAGCACCGGATGAATAATTGTCAATTGTTGCTTGCTGGAATATCCCAATGGCGACTTCATCAACGAACGCGTTTTTTATTTCGGTTTGAATTGCCTTGCATACAGCTTCGGTTCTATCTAGTCCCGCAACGTGACATGAATCAATGAACAAATTAAACGCGTTGGACCGGATTTCTTTTAACGCATCCTCCGCGTCTTTGATGGCTTGCAACGAACGTGACGTTAACTTATCTGTCTTTGCTTGGGCTGCGACGATATCGCGAGAACCGGCGTGAAATGAAGGGATAGTTTTGATTGTGGTTTTGGTTGACGTTGTCATATGAGTACCTATTAAGTTGTTCTGGTCAAAAGCAACCAGAACCTATAATGTAACCTAATCACTGGACATTGTCAAGTAGCATCTAACAATTAGATTCCCGCCCAGCGCGACCCACTACACCCCCATCACCCCTTTTGGGCAATCGGAGTCCCTCGCGCTTTTACACTGAGTGCAACATTCTTCCCTACCTCGAAAAAACTACACATAACACTGTCAAGCTTCGCTCCCCTACGCAGCCCACCCCCCTTCCCCCAGAAAACGAGCACCCCCAAATTTTTTAAAAAATTCGCAATGGTTTGGGATATCCGGTACACTCTATACATCGCCTCACGGCTG